CGGCTCGCCAAAGCCTTGGTCCCCAGACGAAACCCCCTACATGGTCGAGCCCATGAACCTGCTCGAAGACCGCGCCAAGAGATCGCTGGTGTTCGTCGGGCCGGCCCAATCCGGAAAGACCCAAGCCCTAATCGACTGCTGGATCGGCCACGTCGTCACCAGCTCACCGTCCGACATGATGGTCATCCAAGCAACCCAATCCGTCGCTCGCGACTTCGAGCGCGACCGCTGGCGCAAGCTCCGCCGCCACTCCCCTGAAATCAAAGCCAAACTCAGCACCAACGGCCACGACGACAACACCTACGACAAGACCCTGGCCACAGGCGACACCGTTTACATCAAGTGGCCGTCGGAGAACGAACTCCAAGGCAAGTCCCTGCGCCGCATGGCCCTGACCGACTACGACCGCATGCCGCAAAGCATCGGCGGGCAAGGAAGCCCCTTCGAGTTGGCCCGCAAGCGCACCCGCAAATATCGCTCCCTCGCCATGACCCTGGTGGAATCCTCACCCGGCCACGAACAGACCGATCCCCAGTGGCGTCCAGCGAGCCCGCACGACGCCCCTCCTGCCCGCGGAATCCTCAGCCTCTACCGTCTGGGTGACCGCCGCCGTCTTTACTGGCCCTGCCCCCACTGCGGCGACTTCTTCATGTCCCCGGCCGGTATTGACGGCTTTCTCTACGAGGTGCAAACCGACCTCCTCGGCTTCGTCTCCCCCGAGACCCTGGGGCCCGTCACCATCGCCTGCCCACACTGCGGAGGAGTTATCGAAGAAGCCCAGCGCCCCGCCATGCTTGCCGCCTGCCGCTGGGTGCCAGACTTCTGTGCCATCGACCGCGACGGCGTCATCACCGGAACCCCGCCAGAGACCGACATCGCATCCTACTGGCTGCACGGCGTCCATGCCGCCTACCAGTCCTGGCGCGACCTCGTCTATGCCTACCTCCAAGCCCTGGCCCTCTTCCAGGCCACCCACGACGAAGAGCCATTGCGTACCGTCGTTATGCAAGACTTCGCGTCGCCCTACATCAGCCAGGCTCGCGACAACGCCCGGCGGCCGACCGAACTTGAAGCCCGCCGCGATCGTGTGTGGCGCTGCGGCACAGTCCCCGAAGGCGTGCGCTGGCTTACCGCCCTCGTTGACACCCAAGGCACCTACTGGTCCGTCATGATCGTCGGCCGTGGAGTAGCCAACGAACGCTGGATCATCGACCGATTCGACATCAGGCACTCCAACCGTCTCGACGCATCCGCCAACGTCGCCGACGTTCAACCCGCCGCCTTCCTCGAAGACTGGGACATCCTCACCGAGCGCGTCGTCTGCGGTTCTTGGCCCCTGGTCGCCCATCCAGGCAAATACATGTCCGTGCGCCTCACGCTGGTGGACTCCGGCGGGCGAGCCGAGCGTGGCGGCATGGGTCCCAACGTCACCGCGCGAGCCTATGAATGGTGGCGTCGCCTGCGCGCCCAGGGCCTATCCCATCGCGTCGCACTAACCAAAGGCACCGGCGCCGGGGTCAACACCCGCGGCCAACTCGTCACCGAGTCCTATCCAGACACCAGCACCCGGGTAGATCGTCACTCAGGAGCCAGCGGCGACGTGCCCATCTACCTCCTGCACGTCAACGCCCTCAAGGATGCCCTCGACGGCGACCTCAAGCGCACCGAGCCAGGGCCCGGCTACATCCACTTCCCGCAAGACCTCACGGGCTCCGTCTTCGACGAACTCACCGCCGAAATTCGCACCGAAAACGGCTGGCAGCTCGCCACCAACGCCACACCCAGAAACGAGGCATGGGATCAGCTTGTCATGGACCTCGCCGCAAACCTCCTGCCGCAGGACCTCAACGGCATCGTTCGCGCCAAGGAGCCCCGCGCCCGCTTCGCCACACCAGGTGCCAGAATTGACTGGAATCGGCCGCCAGTCTGGGCAGGTCCACAACCATCCAATTCCGAAATTAACCATCAACTAACACCGAGCACGAAACCTCACAAAGCCCGCGATTGGCGACGATACGATGCACTTTAACGCCCCGCCTAAAGCGGCCCCGCCACCGGGGCGCTAGGGTGGAGCGACGGGCTGATGCGGGGCTCGCTTTTGAGGCGGCATGTTAGGCATTTTGGGGTAACTGATGACAGACAAGGTGATTATTGGCGGGGCGGAACTGTACCAGGGCGACTGCCTTGAAGTTATGGCAGATCTACGGGTGATGAGCGTTGACGCGGTGATAACAGATCCGCCTTACATGATCGGCGCCATTTCGACCGGAGACGCGAAGGCCAAGGCAGGCGGGTGGGCCGACATGGAAAACAGCGCGTGGTGGTACGCCGAGTGGCTGAAATTGGCACGCAGAGCCTTGACACAACAAGGCTTCGCCTGTGTGTTCGGGAACTGGCGAAGTCTGCCGACGCTGCTGTATGCGTTCGCCAAGATCAAATGGCCTGTTGACTCGCTGATGATCTGGGATAAGGAGTGGATCGGGCCGGCTGGACCCAGACAGTTGCGCCCGACATACGAGGTGATTTTGTTTGCTGGGATGCCCGAGGCCAAGATAGACGACCGAGGCGCCAGCGACGTGTTCCGCTGCCGGTGGATGGCAGGCAACAGCAAGACCACGGCACACGCGGCGGAGAAGCCGGTGGCCCTGATGCGCCACCTTGTGCGGCTGACCACAAAGCCCGGCATGATCGTTCTGGACCCCTTCATGGGTAGCGGTACGACGGGAGAGGCTGCGCACCTTGAGGGGCGGAGGTTTATCGGGATCGAGCGCGAACATGAGTATTTCCACGACATCGCTGTCCCCCGCGTGCAAGGTGCGCAGTCGCAGCAGACGATGGATTTTTTGTCTGCCTAACGACAAAGGCTAAAGCGGGCGCGCCCATGAGGACTTTTAGATGAGCAACGACGCCGATGCGCGCCTCGCTTTTAAGCCGCTTGTTAGCTTGGCGACTAGAGATCGCGGGCATAAATACTCTGATAAACAAAAAAGGGCCGCAGCATATCCGCTCATACCAGGCCCGAAAAGCAATGGTGCTCCTGCAAAGCCAGGTGTCTACTTTATCTGGGAAGGTGACGAAATAATATATATTGGTCAATCTATCAATCTGTTTCAGAGGCTATGGAATCACAATCATAAGGGCCTTAACCGCCGATATTCATGGATTCATTTCAGCGAAAATGAATTAGTTTATGCAGAGAGTTTCTATATTGGTATTTGCCGCCCGAAACTGAACGCGCGAACGCCAAGCTAACTGGTGTTAGACAGATCAGCCTAGCGCTGTTATCCAGAATGACCTGCGCAGGAGCAGCCCCATGTCCATGACCCGCGAAGAGTTTCGCTCTGCCGTCCAGCGCCACGGCTACCGTTTGACGGATTTCGCCGACGACTTCGGCGTCGCCTACGACACCGTGCGCAAGTGGGGCAACGGCAACAACGTCCCCCGCTGGGCCGTGCGCGTCCTGGCCCTGATGGACCAGCACGGCAGGGCGCATGTCGAGGGGCCTAAGGCGATCAGACCTGGTCAACCAGCACAGGGCGCCGCGGCCAGCGCCGTCGGCACCCAGGCGCGGGCATTCCAGGCCCCCAGCGCCTTGGCCTTCCCCAGCTCCTCCTCGGTCAAGCGAACGTAGACGCCAGCGATTCAGGCATGAGGAAGCCTACGCCCCCGCCCAACCGGCAAAATCCCCCGCTTTTCCGGCATTTTTTGCCGGTTCCGCGCCCGCCAAATTGGCTACACTGTTGGCCATGTCCGCTATCCCCCTTGAAACCGCCCAAGCAAAGTTAGCCCTTTGGCTCGACGCCGAGGCACAGCTCGTGCTCGGCCAGTCCGTCACGTTCGAGGGCCGCACCCTCCAGCGCGCCAACCTCGCCGAGGTCCGCGACCAGATCAGTTACTGGGAGGAGCGCGTCAACCGCGCGTCCCGGGGCACAGGCCGTATTTCCGTCCAGCGCGTGATCTCCTCCCGTGGCTAGGTCCGTGCTCGCCAAGCTCAGCGACTACTGGCGCCGCCCGGCCCAGACACATGCGCCGGCCCCGGCCCTAACCGCCGCCGACGAGCGCCGCTACAAGGCTGCCCGCACCGGCGAAGACCTCTGGTCCGCCCCCCAGGGCGACGCCGACACCGACACCCTGCTCGACCTGCCCGAGCTGCGCCGCCGCTCCGCCGATGCCGCACGCAACAACCCGATGGCCCTGGCGGCGATCACCGCCAAGACCACCAACGTCGTCGGCACCGGACTCCGCCTCAACGCCAGCATCGACCGCGAGGCCCTGGGCCTGACCGATGCCGAGGCCGACGCCTGGGAGGCCCGCGCCGAGGCCGAGTGGGCCCTGTTCGGCGAGTCCCAGAACAGCGACCTGCGCCGCACCCTCTGCCTGGCCGACCAGCAAGAGCTGGCCTTCCGCTCCGTCCTCGAACGCGGCGATCACTTCGTCGCCCTGGTCACGCTACCTGCCGCCCGCCAGGGATGGCCCTTCTCCTTCGCGCTTCAGCACATCGAGGCAGACCGGGTCTGCAATCCCAACAACCTGCGCGACACTGCCACACTGATTGCAGGCGTGGAAAAGGATGCCGGCGGGGCCCCGGTCGCATACCACGTCTCCAACATCCACCCGGGCGCCATGAACCGCTACGGGCGCACCCAGCAATGGCAGCGCCTCGAAGCCTTCGGCGGGCGCACCGGCCGCCGTCTCGTCCTGCACCTCTTCCGCACCCTGCGCGACGGCCAGACCCGGGGCGTGCCCGACCTGGCCCCGGTCCTGGGTGTGCTGAAGCAACTCGACAGGTACGTCGATGCCGAGGTCGAGCGCGCGGCCCAGTCCGCCCTGTTCCTCGCCTTCGTCACCACCCAAGACGGCGAGGGCCTGGCGCATCTCGGGTCAGATGCCCCGGAGGTCCGCTCCGACTACTACCGCCAGAAGCGGATCGAGCTGGACCATACCAGCGTCGTCGGTCTCTTCCCGGGCGACCAGGTTCAGTTCGCCGACCCCAAGGCCCCAAACGCCGCGGCGGACTCCTTCCTGGCCACCTTCAGCCGCCTGATGGGCGCCGCCCTGGAGATCCCCCAGGAGGTGCTGCTGCGGCACTTCAGCTCCAGCTACTCCGCCGCCCGCGGGGCCCTGCTCATGGCCTGGCAGTTCTTCGGCTCTCGCCGCGCCTGGCTGGCCCGCGAGCTGTGCCGGCCGGTCTACGAGGCCGTGCTCCTCGACGCCATCTCCGCAGGGCGCCTCTCCGCCCCGGGCTTCCTGACCGACCCGTTCGCGCGCCAGGCGTGGATGGGCTGCGAGTGGATCGGCGACGCCCCGCCCATCCTCGACGAGAACAAGGCCGTCAGCGCCGCCATGGACCGGGTCGCCGCGGGCTTCAGCACCATCAAGCGCGAGACCGCCGCCCTTACCGGCCAGGATTACGACAACGTCCGCCGCCAGCGCGAGAAGGAGCGCCGCACCGACCCAGCGGCCCTGCCGCCAGCCGCTCCAACCCCGTCCGCCGAAGACCTGGACCGCGAGGACCTCAACTCATGACCGTGCGCGCCCTCGACCTGGTCATGGGCGGAGCCTGGGCTATCACCCCCGAGGCCCTGGAGACCATCCTCGCCATCGCCAGCCGCGCCAACGAGGATCCGCAGGCCGTTGCCGCCAAGCTCGGCCGGCCCCTGGAGAACACCCGCACGGTGCGCGAGCGCGACGGCACCGCCGTCATCCCCATCACCGGCCCGATCTTCCGCCGCGCCAACCTGTTCACCGAGGTCAGCGGGGCCACCTCGGTTGAGATCCTCGCCGCCGACATCCGCGCCGCCGCCGACAACCCGCGCATCGACCGCATCCTGCTAGAGATCGACTCCCCCGGCGGCGAGGCCTCCGGCATCGCCGAGCTGGCCGGCATGATTCGCAGCGTGCCCAAGCAGGTCACCGCCTACATCGACGGCATGGGCGCCAGCGCCGCCTACTGGCTGGCCAGCGCCGCCGACGACATCGTCGCCAGCCCCACGGCTTTGCTGGGCTCCATCGGCGTCGTGGCGACCTACAGGCCAGAGAAAGACGGGCCCATCAAGGTCATTAGCAATGTTTCACCGCTCAAGCAGGCCACCCCGGACACCCCAGAGGGGCGCGTCGAGGCCCAGCGCCTCGTGGATGAGCTGGCCGCCGTCTTCGTCCAGGACGTAGCCTTCTACCGCAACCGCTCCATCGAGACCGTGCTGTCAGACTTCGGCCGCGGCGGAATCCTGGTGGGCGCCTCCGCCGTCGCCGCCGGTTTGGCCGATGCCATCGGCACTTTTGAATCCCTGTTCACCACCGCCGGAGCTTCCGGCCCCACCCCAAGGAGCTACGCTATGAGCGACCAGTCCTTGCCGGCCGTCACCCGCGACAGCCTCGCGGCCGAGTATCCGGCACTTCTCGCGGCCATCGAGGCCGACGCAACCGCAAACGGCCATCAAGCCGGGCAGCTCGCCGAGCGCACCCGCGTCGGCGCCATCCTGGAGGCCGTCGCTATCGCCCCGCACGCCCGGGCCCTGGCGGATGCCGCCATCGCCCAGGGCCTGACCGCGGAGCAGGCCGTCGCCATGATCGCCGCAGTTCCGCCGCCCGTCGTCGTCGAGGCGACTCATGCCGACGGCCGCGACGAGTTCCGCCGCGCCCTGCTTGCCGAGGGGGCCCAGCAGGCACCCACCGCCGACAGCGCCACCGGCGACCCCGAGTCCCCCAGCGACCCGGATCAGGCCGCCAAGGCCCAGTGGGACTCCGACGCGGGCCTGCGCTCCGAGTTCTCCAACGACTTCAGCCGCTGGCAAGCCTTCACCAAGGCCAAGGCCGCCGGCCGCGTCAAGATCCTGCGCAAGTAACCGGAGCACCACACCATGACTACCCTCGCAGCCACTGCCCTGCGCGACTTCCAGCTTGGCGACCTCGGGGAATACCCTGTCATCGCCTCCGACATCATCTACCAGGGGGCCGCCGTCGGCCTCGTGGATGGCACCGGGCATGCCCGGCCGCTGGTTGCTGGCGACGCCTTCGTCGGCTTTGCGACCGGCCCGGCCAACAACAGCGCCGGTGCCGCAGCTGCCATCAACGTCCAGGTCCGGCGCCGCGGCAGCATCCAGATCTCCGTCTCCGGCGCCGTCATCACCGACGTGGGCCAACCGATCTATGCGACCGACGACAACGCTTTCGGCTTCACCCCTGTCGGCGGCTCCTTCGTCGGCATCGTCTCCCGCTACGTCTCCTCCGGCGTGGTGGTGGTCGATTACGGTCCTGAGATCCTCGACCCATGGGGCGGCTACTCCGTGCGCGAGGCCCTCACCGGCACCAAAACTTTCGACGCCCAAGACTGCGGCAAACTCTTCTGCTGCACCGAGGCCGCCGACGGCGATGCCCTGACCCTGCCAGCCGTTGCAGACGGCTTCAGCGGCGCGGCAATCCTCTACGTCGGCGCCTTCGGCGGTGCTGCAATCACCATCTCCCCGAACGCCAACGACATGATCCTTGGGCCGGACATCTCGGGCGCCAACGACAAAGACCTGATCCTCACCAAGGCCACCGCGCGGCGCGGTGACTACGTCAAGTTGGGCAACAGCGACGACGACGGTTATCACATCACCGAACTCCGCGGCACCTGGGCCCGCGAGGCATAAGGAGCACACACCATGAGCAATCTCAACGTCCTCAGCTCCCGCGCCATCATCGGGGAGTACTTCCGCCGCCTGGAGCAAGGCGCCGCCACCTGGGCGACGCAGCTCTCCAACTATTTCCAGTCCGACCAGGCTGGCGAGGATTACAAGTGGCTCGGCATGTCCCCCGCCATGCGCGAGTGGGTCGGCGGGCGCATGGCCAAGGGCCTGCGCGATAGCGCTTACACCATCCGCAACAAGCCCTTCGAGTCCACGTTGGAGATCAGCATCGACGACCTGCGCCGCGACAAGACCGGCCAGATTATGGTGCGCATCGGCGAGCAGGTGGACCGGGCTAATGCCCACTGGGCGCGTCTGCTGTCTACGCTGATCATCGCTGGCGAGAGCACCGCCTGCTATGACGGCGAGCTGTACTTCGACACCGACCACGCCGAGGGCTCCAGCGGGAGCCAGAGCAACGACCTGTCGGTGGACATCTCCGCCTTGCCGCTGCCGGCCACCGCCCACGGCTCCACCACCGCCCCGGCGCCGGAAGAGCTGATGCACGCCATCCTCGAGGGCGCGCAAGCCATCCTTGGCTTCAAGGACGATCAGGGCGAGCCCATGAACGAGAACGCCCGCCAGTTCCTGGTCATGGTCCCGACGACCTTCTGGAAGGCCGCCATCGCAGCCGTCGGCTCGCCCAACTTGGCACAGGGCGCGACCAACATCATCACCAGCGCCGACGGCTTCGGCTTCCAGGTGCAGGTCAACCCCCGCCTGACCTGGACTGAAAAGCTGGCCGTCTTCCGCACCGATGGCAACGTCAAGCCGTTCATCCGCCAGGAGGAGGTCCCCGTCGAGGTGTCCGCCATCGCCGAGGGCTCCGAGCTGGAGTTCAACGAGCGCGTGCACCGTTACGGGCTCTACGCCTCCGGCAACGTGGGTTACGGCTACTGGCAGCAATCCTGCCTGGTGACCCTGGCCTAATGAGCCGACGTGAGCGATTGGACTGACAATCTGGCCGACCTGAGCGCCGCCTGCACCAGTCAGGCGGCGTTCGGGGAACCAGTCACCTTGCCCACCGGCACCATCGTCTCGGGCATCTTCGACCTGCCCGGGCCCGAAGCCGCCGGCATGGGCTCCGACATCGGTCGGGCCTTGCGCCTCGGTGATCAGCCCAATCCCAGCCTCACCCTGGCTAAAACCGATGCAGCAGCCCTGGCAGAGGGCGAGGTCCTTACCGTGCGCGGTCTGACCTACAACATCACCCGCAAGCACCAAGCCGACGGCGGCGACCTGGTCATGCTCGACCTGATGCCGACCGCCACCAATACCCCGCTGGGCATGAGATACCGCTGATGACCAGCCGGCAGACCTTTCTCACCATCGACGACGAAGGCACAATTGCCCGGGTCCGCGCGAGCTTCGCCGCTATGCCGCAAGGCATCGAGCGCGCCCGCAAGCGGGCCATGAAGAAGCTGATGACTTGGATCAAGCGCCAAGTCATGCGCGAAGTCGCCAAGGCCGCCGGCACCACCCAAAAGACCTTCAAGACCCTGTTGCGCTATCAGGCGACATCCGACCCCATCGGCAACATCAACATCTGGATCGGAACCAACCCCGTCGGCGCACACTTTCTCGGTAAGGTCTCCTGGTCGCGCAAGCGCAAGGGCGCCAAAGCCGGCAAGCACCTGTTCCCTGGCACCTGGTCCTGGGGCGAAGGCAGCAAAACCAAAACTGCCATCATGAAACGCAGCC